CGGCAATCGTGGACACCTGACCGTGAAGCTCCTTCATCTCACCTTTCTCTCTTCCCTCCATAAACGGTAACTGGACGGAAAACTCCTGTGCTCTCTCCTTGAGAGACTTCTTCATAGCTTCTTTCGCATTGCTCATATTGGCAACCTCCTATAATGATATTTTTGCCCTGTCTCATCAGTGCCGGTGGGGCAGTTCCGGCAGACCAGAGGAAGCTCCTCTGGTTTCGACTACAACACTTTTTTACCGGCACACATAGCATTAAATAACATTGCACCGTGAAACAAATCGAATCTATCAGTCAAATTTTCTTTCATTTTTAACTGGTCTAATAACTGATAAACACCGTTTGCAAGGTTATCAATAACCTCAGTAGAGTTTCCGTGAACCTCAATCGTAGATTTTTCTTTGCTCGTCATATCAACAATAATTTTTACCATGGCATCCTCCTACATCAATTCAATATCAAATCTGTATGCTACATCATAGAGGAAAGTGAACATATCCTCATGTTTTCCGGTGAAGGTCATTCCCTCATCACACGGGTAAAAACTCAAGTGGTTTTTGTTTGCTTGTTGGACAACAAAGTCCTTGTCTTCTCGGTGAAGACGGTCATAGTTTTTCATCGTCAAACCGTCCACCATGATTTTGAACTCTAAAGCTCTCATTTTAGCAACCTCCTATAATATGGAATTTTTCTGGGAATGCTAGTCCCAAGAATAGAATACTATATTCTGAATATAATGTCAACACATTTTTTACATTTTCTCGAAAAATGTGGTTTGAAAATTTTCCAAAATTATGATAATAGTATTATTGTAGAATAGAGTCCGATTTATTGGACAGATAGAAAAGGAGGATTGCCAATATGACATTGGAAGAGTTACAGGAGCGTGTTCTGGAACTGGAAGAGCAGAACCAGACACTCACACAGGAGAAGGAAAAATTATCCGAGGATAACAAAACACTCACCGAAGACATTCAGAGAGTGCGTGCCGTAAATCAGAAATACTTCGAAAAACTCTCGATGCAGGAGACACCGGAAGAAGACGAAGAGGACGAAGAGCCGGAGACACCTACCTGTGAAGAGTTTGCAAAAGAACTTATTAAACAAGGATTCTAAAAAGGAGGAAAAGACATGGGTTATTCAGTAGCTATTCTGAACAACATCAGAGCGAATGCTTCCGAGGACTACCGCAACCGGATTCCGGAGGCAACCAGAAACAACCTTGCCGAGATTGGTCAGGCATTCCAGACCTATGATGTTTTATTCAATGAGTTTCACGCAGCACTCATTAATAAAATCGGTAAGACCATCATCGAACACAAGATGTTCGAAAACAAGCTTGCACGGTTCAAGTCCGGAGGTGTTACCTCTCCACACGACATCGAAGAGATTTTCATCGAGATGGCAAAGGCAGAGGGTACTTACGACAAGGACGGCAAGAATCCGCTTGGCAGACGAGAAGGTCCGGATGTGAAAGTCGCATACCACAGACAGAACCGTCAGGACTACTACGCAATCAGTATTGGTGACATTGACTTTACCAGAGTGTTCCGGAACGAGGCTTCCTTGGATGCTTTCATCTCTGGAAAGATTAACTCCGTTTACTCCGGTGATAACCGTGATGAGTGGGTACTTATGAAGAACTTACTCGGAAGCTACAAGAACGCAGAGGGAACTGATTGCGGTTACTTCGGTTATGATGTGACCGACTTTGCAGATGCAGAAGACAAGGCAAAGTGGGCGAAGGAATTTGTCAAGGCAGTGAGAAAGGCAGTCTCCGACATGAGTTTCCTTTCGGATCAATTCAATATTGCCGGAGTCGAGAGACAGGCAGACCCTTCCTCTCTCACCCTGTTCATTCATAAGGATGTACTGGTCGAGGTGGATGTGGAACTGTTGGCAAAGGCTTTCCATCAGTCCAACACGGACTTGAAGGTAGTGCCGACTATCATTTCCTTGGATGACTTCGGAGACATTACCGGAGACACCTACGCACTCATTGTTGAGGATGGATGGTTCAAGGTGTTTGATACCTTGTTAAAGATGGAACCGCAGAGAAACGCACAGGGTCTCTTCACCAACTACTTCTATCACCATCACCAGATTATCTCCGCATCTCCGTTCAAGAATGCGGTGAGAATCAAGAAGGCAACCGAATAGGAGGTAACATATGAGTGTTCCACAAACGACAATATGGATATGTTCCGGAGTACCATTAAACTCACGATATGACCATACCATCTACTTTCCGTCTGTGGATGAACAATTCTCGTATTTTAGCGGAAAGGTAGTCAAGAGCCTTTCCGCTTACTCTTATGTACGGAAGAGTTGGGAACTGAAAGTAGAGGGAACGATGGAACAGGCAAGAAGATGGAACTATCTCTTTTTCCGGAACACCGAGACCGGAAAGGTGTGGTACTACTTCATCAATAATATTGAGTACCTCGGAGAGAACTCCGTGAAACTGTTCCTTGAGCTGGATGTGATGCAGTCGTATTTGAGGGAATACACCCTCCTCCCATGCTTCGTGGAAAGAGAACATACAGAAACGGATGCAGTCGGTGAACACACGGTTCTGGAAAACTTGGAAATGGGTGACTACACCATCCAAGGTGAGAACGATGTTTTGATGTTGTATGCGAATATGTGTGTAGTCATCCAAGCGACCAAGAGACCAGGATCTCTCAATATCTCTTTCGGAGGTAGTCTCGATGATGTATACTCCGGTCTCGGTGTGTATGCAGTAGAGAGAAAACACTGGGGTCAATTAACTGAACTCCTCGGACTCATGAGTGGTGAGGAGTGGGGTGACATTGATGCAATAGTCAATATGTGGATGTACCCACAGGAACTGATTAAGTTAAAAGACGGTCAGTCGTGGGGTGATGAGACGGTTGTCAAGGATGTTCGGGGTGTAGAGACATACACCTGTTCCTTTTCCAAAAATGTTGCGGTTCTGGATGCAAGCTCTGGAAACCCTTACGAACCGAGAAACAAGAAGCTCCTCTGTTATCCATATTCTTTCATGTATGTGACCAATAACTCCGGAGGTTCTGCCGTCTATAAGTATGAACGGTTCTCCGGTGAGAAAGCAACTTTCCATGTGGAGGGAACAGTCTCTCCGGATGCGTCGGTCAACCTTGTACCGGAGAATTACAACGGAGTCGAACACAACTATGATGAGTCACTGGGAATGGGTGGTTTCCCGACCTGTGCATGGAATGCAGATATGTATAAAATCTGGCTTGCACAGAACCAGAACACCCACAACCTTGCAATGAGTCAGGCAAAAATTGCAATGGTGGGTAGTGCAATCGGAGGGATTGCCTCTCTCGGAATGGGTAATGTTGCCGGAGCTTTAGGAGCTGGTCTTGGAATCTATCATAGTTATAACCAGATTCAAAATTTGATGGTTGCCAAGATGGATAAGGCAGTCGAACCACCACAGGCAAGAGGTACACACTCTGCATCCGTGAACTACGCAAACGATGCACATACCTATTTCATTTATAACAAATGTATCAACAGGGAACATGCAGAGATGCTCGACTCCTATTTTGATATGTTTGGATACCAGATAAACGCAGTCAAGATTCCTAACACCCATTCCAGACCGTATTACAATTTTGTAAAGACACAGGGATGTCACATCAAGACGAACATCTGTAACGAGGATGCAAAGCAGATTGAGGGTATCTTTGACAAGGGAATCACCTTCTGGAAAGACGGTGACAAAGTGGGAAACTATGAATATGCGAAACAGAACGCAGTATAGAAAGGAGGGTAACAATGGCAAGGAAAAGACCTACTCTCTCCGACCTTCTCAATGACCTCACATTCAAGGTGTTGTTTGACAAGTACAAACTCATTGCGATGAATGCTTTCGAGTGGGAAGGACTTCCGGAGGGAATCAAACCGGAGTACATAGAGCGATGGCTTTTCGATGAAGGAAAAGCAATCTTTTTCAAAGACCCCGATATGAGTTTTATGTGTTTACAGTGTCAGGACGGTGGACAGTTAAATGTTTACGAGAGACCTCTGTTCTACCATGCAATCGGTCTCCATTACAACAAAACCTATAAAGCGGAAGACTGTGTCATTATCCAGAACAATCTCCTCCGGTTGCCGACTCGTGATTTTATCCTGTTCTATGTGAATAAGCTCACAGAGGCAGAGAGAACCGCAGATGTGAACATGAAGTCATGTAAGACTCCGATAGTGTTCGCAGTGGATGATAAGGATGTTCTCACTTTCAAGAGAATCTTCCAACAGGTGGACGGAAATGTTCCGGCAATCTTCGCAGACAAGAACCTCAACCTTGATGCAGTCGGAGTGTTCGACACCAAGGCAAAGTTTCTCTGTAACGAGATTAAGGACTACGAGAAGTCGGTGGAGAACGACCTCCTCACCTTCCTCGGACAGAATAATCCGGCAGTCGATAAGAAGGAGAGACTCATCACCGATGAGGTGAACAGTAACAACGAACTGATTGAGGCATTCTTCGAATTGCAGTATGAGGCAAGAAAGAGAGCGTGTGAGGAAATCAATGCAATGTTCGGTCTCTCCGTAAGTGTGAAACCAAGAGAAACTTATTCACAGACTTGTGAACAGCCTGTTGACAATGAGGGAGGTGGAGACGATGTGGAATAGTACACTCTATGACACTACCAAGCTCACAGTCGAACTCCGTGACCTCGTGGAGTCCGGTGTGAATATCTGGGATTTTGACTATCCTTCCTATTATAAGGGTGAGGAGAAAACCGCTTTCGAAAAGAAGGTCATTGACCACTTCTACTTTCGGCAGATAGGACAGGAAACTCCGGCACGATGGTTGCATTATTTCCGGAGTCGAATTCGTGAGATTATGCCCTACTATCTCGACATTTACAAGTCGGTGGAACTGTTCAAGTCGGTGGAAGACCCTCTGGAAAGCTACAACTTGACAGAGACCTACACGGAGTCATCGTCTGGATCGGGAAGCTCCTCCGATAATTCCACCAGTGAAACCACCTCCACAAGCTCCGGTCATTCTGAAAACATCCGGAAACATTCCGACACACCGCAAGGTGCAATCAGTAATGTAGAGGAGTACATGACCGAGGGAACAGTCACCGAGGATGACTCCTCCGGAGAGTCCGAGGGAACATCCAGTGTGAACGCATCCGGAACAACTTCCACGGAGTCGGAGAGAAGTTACGAGCTTTCCAGACGAGGCAACATAGGTGTACAACCTCTCGGACAGGAAATCAAGATTCTCCGTGAGGCATACATCAATGTGGACATGATGATTATTAACGAACTCAATGACTTGTTTTTAGGTGTTTATTAGAAAGGAGGAAAACACATGATTGACAAATTGAACCACTACTCCATGACGAATCCGGCATCCGTCTATGATGAGGAGGCATTGACTGCCTTGGAGCTTGCCGGAAGGACTGCTACCAAAATGAATCAGACTGTGGAAGCATTCAATGAACTGGAAAAGGAAACCGGAGAACACCTGAACGCACAGGACAAGGACATCCAGAACCAGAAGGATGTTGTAATTCCGGAAAGAATCAAAGATGAGGTCCAGAACCAGATTGACAACGGCACTTTTGACCAGTCAATTGCTTCTTACATGGGAAACCTCAATGAAAGACTGGACAACTTCTTGGAGAACACACCGACCGGAAGTACATCACTTGATGCAGAGGTTCTGGATGTTCGTGTCGGTTTTAATGGGAAAACCTATGAATCAGCCGGAGCTTCTGTTCGTGAACAGAATGAGGTTGTTTTTGAGAAAGCAGACCGTTTTAGTAAATTCTACAACCATTTTAAGGTGTCAAGGACAGACGGATATCTCCGTGTAAGTGATGATATGACACTCACCTATGCAGACCTCACAACCTATGCATCCTTAACCAGTGAACTGATTTCATGTTCCGAGGGTGATAAATTTTCTGTTGTTGGAACTGGATGGGGTGAGGGTGTAAATTATGCTTTCTTACAGGATGGTATTGTACTAACTTCCGGAAATGTGAGTAATGGTGGTGTGAATACAAAATTGGTTGTGACTGCTCCGGAACATGCAAACCAAGTTATTTTTTCCAGTATGAAAAGTGTTGATGATGTAGACTCCCTTCGTCTCATCGTTCGATACTGTGGTACGGACACACTGGAACATGAACTCGCAATCAGAAACAGTGAAGCTGATAAGTTAATCGGTGAGATTGCTTATACCGTGGTGGATGGATACCTTTGTTTGAACGACTTTGTAAAACCAAACACAGCACTACATTCCAAGGTATCAAAACTCATCCGATGTCGTGGTGGTGAGACCTTCGTATACAACGGTATGAGTTATGCGGAGACTGCCGGATGGGTGTTCTATGATGAAAACGGATTGATGATATCGTCTGGGAACAGTGAACTGAAAAAGGTTGTGCAAATTAAGGTGGTTGCTCCGGAGGGTGCTTCCTTTGCACGCTTTACATCCATTGATGGTGTTGGCAACGACATCACACTCCATGTAAGGAGTCTGGATGCAAACACTCTGGACAAAAGAAACGTGGACGAGTTATCTCACATTGAGAAGTCAACCAGTGCTTATTTTATCACGGAACACAGTGGATATTTAACCGAATCAGGAGCTTTTTCTGCCGATGAGAACTACCACTGCAAGGTGACCACACTCATTAAATGTAGCACCGGAGAACAGTTTAGATATCGTGGCCGAGGATGGGCTCTGGCTCTCTCCTATCGTTTCTTTGATGCAGATGGTTTGTTCGTAAGCTCCGGTATCACCGGAACATATTCACCAACCACCATGACTGTGACCATTCCGGATGGTGTGTCCTATGTACAGTTTGCATCCGCAGAAGAAATCACCAAGGATGTTGTACTGGAAATTGAGTGGTTGAGTGGTGAAACGGTGGAGAGTAAAATCCGTGAGGCAGTGACAACAAATACAACCGCAGTGAATCCGATTCTGAACGGTAAAAAGTGGTATGCCTGTGGCGACAGTTTCACCGAGGGTGATTTTACCGGAATCTCCGACTCAACACTATACACCTTCCAAGAGGGTACATACAAGGGACAGAGAATCATGTATCCGCAGATTATCGGTCTCCGTAATAATATGGTTGTTGTGAACCATGCAAAATGTGGACAGACCATGACGGTAGTTTCCGGTATTGATAACACCTTCTCACTTCCGGATTTTACAAACGGTTACCAGAAGATTAGTGCAGATGCAGACTACATCACCATCCGCCTTGGTATCAATGACGGAAACCAGTCTGCTCCTGTCGGCACGATTGATGATGAGACAAACACCACTTTCTATGGTGCTTGGAATATCGTTCTCCGGTACTTAATCACAAACCATCCGTATGCAAAAATCGGTGTCATCATTTCCAATGGATGCGGTGCAAACTATTGTGATGCAATGAGAGCAGTCTGTGAAAAATGGGGTATTCCTTACCTTGACATGGCAAGTGACATTCAAGTGCCGGTTCTCCATAGAACCACGCAGAGAACGAACCTCTGTGACGAGGCAAAGACCTTGAGACTCAAGGCATTCCGTGTGAGTGAATCAAACACCCATCCGAATGTTGAGGCAGAATACTACGAATCTACTTTCATTGAAAACTGGCTTTGTTCTTTATAGGAGGTATAATCATGGGTTTTGAGAAGATTTTGGAAATCATTTTGAACAATGGTATGGCAACTGCAATCATCATCTATTTTCTTTACAAAGACTACAAGTTTAACGGACAGATAATCTCCACCCTTGGAGCTATTGAGAAGGTGCTTGCAAAACTGGAAACATGGCACTCCGGTGACAAAAAGGAGGATTAGACATGGCAGAGAAGTACATGGTGAAAAAGGGTGACACCCTCTCCGCTATTGCAAAGAAGTACGGAACAACGGTGTCCAAATTGGCAAAGGCAAACGCTATCCAGAATCCGGATGTCATTCACACCGGACAACTTCTCATCATTCCGAGTGACACAGATTATGTGTCACTCGGTAAACAGGTGGAGAAGGTAGTCAAAGACATTGAGAAACTCCCTTCCTTCCAGAAGCTCCGTGAGATGATGTGAGGTGGTGAGAGAATGGCACAACATGAGGAATACATCTGGGAATATTTCAAACAGAAGTTAGGAAATGAATACGGTGTTGCCGGACTCATGGGAAACCTCTATGCGGAGTCCGGTCTCCGTCCGAATAACCTACAAAATACATACGAGACCAGTCTCGGATATACAGACGAAACCTACACCGCAGCAGTCAACTCCGGATCATACTCCGAGTATCAATTTGTACATGATAGTGCCGGATATGGTCTCGCACAGTGGACATACTGGACAAGAAAACAGAACCTGTACAATTACTGGAAAAAGGGTGGGTATTCCTCCATCGGAAGCATAGAGCTTGCCTGTGCTTTCCTCTGGAATGAACTATCCAAGTCATATAAGGGTGTTCTCTCGGTTCTGCAATCGGCAACCAGTGTCAGGGAAGCATCGGACAAGGTTCTGCATGACTTCGAAAGTCCGGCAAACCAGTCGGAAACCGTGGAAGCCGTGAGAGCTACCTACGGACAGGAATACTATGACAAGTATGCTGGAAAGGTCAAAAACGAAGACATCATCGAGGGTGCAGTCGCATGGATAACCACTATCGCAAACGATGACTCACACGGTTATGACCAAGAGGACAGATGGTCTCCGGACTATGACTGCTCCTCCCTCGTGATAACTGCCTATGAGACTGCCGGATGTCCGGTAAAGACAAACGGAGCAACCTACACCGGAAACATGGTTAGTGTGTTTGAGGAGTGTGGTTTTGAAAATATCCCTTACACCGAGGGAATGGGTCTAGCAGTGGGTGATGTTCTCTGGGTAGAGGGTCACACCGGAATGTACATAGGAAACGGTCAAGTGGTGGAGGCATATTCCAACGAGTTAGGAACTGCAACAGGAGGAGAGACCGGAGACCAGACCGGAAAGGAAATCAGAATCAGTGACCTTGCGAATACAAGTGACTGGACACTGGTTCTCCGTCTCCCTTCTTCCGGTATCGTCATTCCAGATGAACCGGATGACGGTGGAGTGTCCGGTACAATTCCGGCACACAAAATGAGTTTATTAATGTTATTGCTTGCAACAAGGAGGTAGAGTCTATGTGGTGGAGTCGCAGTCAGTTATTATCCCACAACAAAATTATGAATATGGTACTCTCGAACCGTGGTGGAGGTAAGACTTTCGACTGTACACGGTGGTCAATAGATGACTACAAGAAACGGAGAAAACAGTGTGTATGGGTCAGACGATACCAGACAGAAATAGATGAAATGCTCCTCAATGGTAAGTTTTTCGATGCGGTACGAGAATATTATCCGGATGATGAACTCACCATTGAGGGCAACCTCGGACTGATTAACGGAGAGGTGTTCATCTATTTCATAGCCCTATCCACCTCTCGACAGTTAAAATCAAATAACTATCCGTTTGTGAATAAAATCATCTATGACGAGTTTATCATTGACAAGGGCAGAATCACCTACCTCAAATCAGAGGTTGAGGTCTTCCTTGACCTATACGAGACCGTGGCACGAACCAGAGACGATGTGAGGGCGGTTCTCCTCGCCAATAACATCACGGTGGTAAATCCGTATTTCCTCTTCTGGAACATAAAACCGGACACTTCCAAGAGGT